TTATATTTTCAGTTAGCTGACTAAAAATGCCCATTAAATATTCAGTCCTAAATTATCCTCTGATAGTAAAAGTTGTTCTGCGAATTGTAATTCTTCTAAAGTTATACCTAGTTCAGCAAGAAAAGCCTCTATTTCTTCGTCACTTGCACCTTGAGCTTTTAGTTGTTCAATAACTTGAACAATTTGCAACATAGCCTGTTTAGCATTTTCTTTTTCTTCCATACTTAAGCTATCTATTTCTGCCTGTATAGAACTAGCATCCATACTTTGTTGTGGCATTTGCTCCATAGGCATCATAGGGCTTTGTTCCATAGGCATTTGAGGACTCATAGGCATACTTGGTTGTACTGGCTGTCCTAAGCCTTCGAGATTATCTACCTCGTTCATAGGTTGATTCATTGGTTCTTCCATTTTTATTCCTTTAACACTAGATTTGTTTAGTTAATATTATCCTCTAGTTGTATGTAAGAGAGTATACTATTTATTCGTTTAAATCTAGAGTTTCACTTTGTAAAAAAATTTATCTATACATAAAATCTATAGGTATAGATACGCATTTACGACAAACAAAAAGGACAAAGTGAAAAATATATATACCCTTCGCTATAGGGACCCATTCTAAAAAGTAACCTTTTTGTATGAGTGATATATTGTGCTAGCCTGCATGTGTAGTATACGCCGTAGGCGTAGGGGGCCCCAACTTTTTTCGTATTTTTGTGTCATCTCCCGAATCCTGCGGGAAAGAATCCTAAATTTATAGCAAAAAAAAAGGGCAACCGAAGTTGCCCAAGCACGTTACGAGGGGTCGTGCTAATCGTCGTTGTTGTTGTCGGTCAATTGACCTAGCAAAGATTCGTCATGCAACCAACCACCATATCGCTGACCTGCGAATGTGTTGGCACTTACACCATGACTATTCAATCTTTCGGATATGTCTGCAACGTTTACAGTTCTATCCCTAATTATTTGCACGTCGTTAACGCTAAGTTGTTTTAGGTCTGTTTCGTGACCTAACAAAATAACATTCCCCTCGTCGTCCTCTATTCTAAATCGTATTTTCATACTCCCTCCTAGTTACTAAGTAGTATACACAAAAAGTAACTATAAGCAAGAACTTTTTTTAGCAAACTAACTCAGTCAATCTGCAGGTCAGAGGAAGCCTGAAGACCAAATGTGTTTACTGCGTATAGCTTTACTTAATGTGTTCTTCAAAAAAACACTACCGACGCATCCGACCGACTCAATCATGCCGCCCAATTTCCGACAAGATGGCCATTACTATTAAGACAAAAGCCACGAAAAATTCTAACACTTGAATAATTCCTCGTAACTTTCGGTTATGGCTTCGGCCTCTTCATGTGGTATTGCACTTGTTATGCTTTCGCTACCCCAATAACCTTCAACTTCATTATAAAAAGTATTAATGTAAATATTAGGGCCACCACCTGCGACCATCAGTCGCACACCTCGTAATTCTTTGTTTATATCACTAATAAACATTACGTCGTAAATCTCATTTTCAGAGCCATACTGATATTTACCATCAGCTACCGCTCGAGCATAATCTTGAACTAAATCTAATAAATCTTTCATACTACAGATAGTAACCTCTAAAGAACCAAATGTCAACAATTAGTAAACATTTAGTTCCAACCCCCTGGAGCTCCTGGGACTCCGTTATTTTGTGTTTTCTATTTGTGTTTAATATGGTCGTAGACCAAAAATTTATCTTAAAAGTGTAAGCCGACGCATAACGCCGACTACACACCTGCGGTACTTTAATGTAACAACCCCTTAATGATTTTGTCCGCAGTTTCTTTAGCTTTATCCATATCGATATCAGGATTAGCATTTTTTTCTTTAGCAAGTTCTTCATCTTCTTTTCTTGCTAACTCGATACCCTCAAAAATTAATTCATTAACTTTGTGAATATCGGCAATATGTTGAATGGCTTTACCCACTCTTACATAAATTTTACCAACTACTTCGGCAAGTGCCTTACTGCCATCTTCATCAGACACCCTAACATCAGGCGAATGATAAAGCATATAAGTACCCATTCGGATTTCATCCTCAGGACATTCGGGAACTTTAAAATACTTCATTTTCATAAGTGTATAAATCTCCTACATCTATAAGTATAGATACAAATTGTTGAAAGTCAAATTTAATTTAGGTTGACAAACCTTGTCAGGTTTCAGAAACACGAACGGCATTTTTCCAGAACACTCATCAAGAAGACGTTTGTGTATATATGAAAAAAATCTAAAAGTCAGAGCCGACCACTACGCAACTTACTTGCCGACTCCGACAAATCAAACTAAAAACAAGGCGTTGTTTATATGACTTCTCCTAGCCTAACTTACAGAGTATATATCCTCTATTGTAAGTTACAAACTACAGTTCCTCATCATAAGGATTGTGCCTTTAAGTCCCATCCTCTTTTTAGGACACCTTACTGTTGTTGGCAGTTGGATTAGCACTTGGCTTGAGTGTTTAACAAGTCTCATTTAATTAGCCTCGTGAATTTCGCTAACACCAAGTGGATAGTTCATTAACTGCTCAATTTCCCTATCAACCCTAAACAACAAATTACATTATAGATACAAATTGTCGAAAGTCAAGAATATTTTTATGATGACACCAGAAGCTCGAGCTTCAGGCAGGACTTTGTGTAGCCAATATGTGCTTTGCGTATGTGTTATTCTTAAATATATAATCTAAAACAACCCGCCGACTCCGACTCCGACAACCCAAAACCGACATTTAGCGAGTTGCTTTTTTATTTAGAGGGCGACCAAGAGAGAGAGGTGAGCAGATTATATTCCCATATCCGAATTAATATATAAAATATATAGTATTTATTGCATACATTTTGTTGACATTTATATTTTTGACCTTAGTATTAAAGACTAGGAGATTATATATTATGTCAACACGAAGTTTGATTTGTTATGAGGATGAACAAACAAAAAAAATATCCTCAATCTATTGCCATTTTGATGGCTACCTAGAACATAATGGCAGAATTCTAAATGCACATTATAAAGATTTTGTAACTGTTAAAGAATTAGTAGATGGTGGCAACATACGTTGTCTATCAAATACTATCGAAGATACAGAGTATTTTAAAAACCTAGAAGATAGAGATGGCTCAGAAGAACAAGAGAGAACTCAAACACACCTTAACCAATATATGTTATTTGACTATTTAAGAGCTGACATATTTATTGAGTGGGTTTATTTATTCAAGGATGGAACTTGGCACTATTCATATCTAATTACAGAAAAACATAAACAAGGAACTATGGAACAACATTTAGATATGTCTAATGTTGCTCACTCTTGTTGGAGATTACTCAAACTTGCAGACGAAGTTCAAGAACAAACAGAGGGGGCAGAATGAGTAATAGTAAAAAAATAATTCTACCTACTACAAAATGGGTTGAACTTTACGCAAGACTTTCGGAATATGTTTTAGAGTATTCATCACTTGACCAAATCTACAATGATGATGGAACTAAAACAGAAGAAAAACAAGACGAGTTTTGCAACATTGTAGATGATGTAGAAAACATTTTAAGAATGTTTTTTATCAAAGCAGACGAAGTAAAAGAACAAACAGAAACAAGGAGTGATGATGAGTAACTATTGGAATAAAAATGGTAAGTACCAAAAGTTGGCAGATAAATTAGAAAAGTTAATACCTGTTTCAGGTGAGGTAAAAAATCCAGAAGATAATCCTAAACTAGAAAGGTTTAGAAAACTTGTTAATGCTTACTACGATTTATATAACAATGGTGGTGGTAATGAGAATAGAAGAGCCTCTTACTACTTTCCAAGAGCAGTTACTTTTGCCAAGCATGATGATTGGGATAGTTGTTATGAGATTACTGAGCCAATTATGGACGAGGCAATACTAGAGGCAAGTGAAGAACAAGGAGTGAATGATGAAAGTTAAAGACCTTATAAATACTTTAAAAAAGTTTGACGATAATGATGAAGTAATTTTCTATCATTTGGATAACTACGACCTAAAAGAATGTCAGTTAGAAAGCATTTTAACAACTAATGATGATTTAGGTGTCGAGATAACAATAGAGGAAATAAGACAGGAGAACTAAGATGAGTAAGCCTAAATACATACAAGCAAACTATACTAAAACAATTGAATTTGACTTAGAAGAGTTGGGTATTGATTGGGATAAAGTAGATTATTTTTCAATTATACACTCTGAATTAGTTGTTAATTATACAGATGGAACTACACAAACTTTTCAATTTACTACAGAGCATGAGATTGATTGGAAGAGAGCAAATAGTGAAGCAGTCTTAGATGAATATTATCTCACCTTATCGGTGGAGGTGAATGAATGAGTAATGCAAGTATGATAGTTGAACTGTTAGATAAATTTCACGAAGACGATTTTGCAGATTTGTTAATCGAAATTAAAAAACATATGGAAGAGCAAAAAGAAACAAGGAGAGATAATGAGTGATATATATGAGAGAGCATTAGATTTTTATAACAAAGGGACTTTCTTACAATTAGAAGGCTCTGTTGGTAGAAGTTTCGTTAGTGACTATTTAGATACAGGTATCATCAAAACACTTGATGAGGTTGGCAACACAGTTGTTGATGGATATGGTAGAACAATACAGCTG